CCTGAAGTTTCAATGTACTTACTTAGAATGACAGCAAAAAACGGTTGACACCTTTCCTTAAAGGTGTTATAATGACACTAGAAAGGAAAAGTAATGTCAATTTTTAATGAATTAATCGGACACCGTATCAACGGTATCTTCTTAGGTAACGATAAGTGGACCATGCTGGTTCGTACCACTGAAGGCAAGTTCTTCCGTTACGACACTTCAAACGATTGTTGCAACAGTGTTTGGGTAAACCATATCACTGGTGTTGATATTTTAGGTGGAGGAGATTCATTCGACATCCTTCGTGGTGCACTGGTAACAGGTGCCGAAGAAAAGGGATGGGCAGAAAATCGAGATGACGAAGAAGGTTACGAAGTTATTCAAGACGGCTTCTGGTCTATTCGTACAGACCGAGGATACATAGACATTGAAGTGCGTAACAGCCACAATGGATATTACGGTGGATCGTTTAGTTCCAACGAAGACACAGATCTTGGAGACATCGAAGATCTAGAACAAATAACAGAGGACTTTTAATATGCCGTGGATTCAAAACGTTGCATTGAGCGACATCAAAAAAGGGTTTCACATCAATCCTGGCGAAAATGCCATGCTGATTCAGATTGTGGATCCACCTGGAGACTTTCCAACACCCAAGTACACGTTCAAAGAAGTACATCAATTCCAGTTTTTGGATATTGAAGAAAAGGACGAGTGCTTGGAAGAAGCCATGCGTTGCAGTCACGAACAAGCCGCTGAACTGGCTCAACTGTTACAACACGCACTGGACAATCGCATGAATGTGATTGTGCATTGTGTAGCAGGTGTATGCCGTAGTGGTGCAGTTTGTGAAGTTGGTGTTATGATGGGCTTTGATGACACTGAGGTGTTTCGCAGTCCTAACCTGTGTGTCAAGCATCGTATGATGAAGCACTTGGGGTGGACCTATGATGAGAATGAGCCTCACACTATTAATGGTGTGATGCTGGACTCGGGACTAATTGTCCCAAAGAATTATGAAGGAGATATATGAAAGGAATAGATGTTTTTAGTTTTATGTAAAGAAGATCGGGAATTTGCCAACTTAGATTTGGCAATGGCCTACGCCAAAACCCTCGACGAGTTTGTTACTATAAAAGGTAACGGCTTTGAAGTTGTAGGACGTTTTGGTGTAGACTCTATCCGCAATGGACTATGTCCAGATGGTGTTAAATATGATTGGAACAAAGCAAGCCGAATAGGCGCTCCAAAAAGAAACGAAAGAGTAATAAAAAATGAAAAAGATAATTGAGATCAGGGCCGCAGAAGGCGGCGAAGATAGTAAACTATTTGTACGAGATCTGGCGCAAGCCTACATTAAGTTCGCGCACAGCAAGGGCTGAACTACCCGCCTGATAAATGAGTATCCAGGGCAGGTAGAATTAGAAGTCCAGGGCACTGATTTATCCGGCTTAGAAAATGAGCCTGGTGGACATCGCATACAGCGAGTTCCGCCTACTGAACGCAAAGGCCGCGTCCATACTAGCACCGTGACCGTTGCTGTGATAGACGCCGATAGTGCCGTTGCTACTTCGAGTATACCTGATAACCAGTTGCGTATCGAATGGTATAGCGGCACAGGTGCAGGAGGTCAGCACAGAAACAAGCATCAAAACTCCTGCAGGATAACCCACATCCCCACAGGAGAAGTTGCTACAGCACAGTGCCGCAGTCGACAAAATAGTTTGGATATGGCCATGAACGACATCAAAACTCGTATTGACAATCTGGCTAAAAACCTGTATAATAGCAATATAGCAAGTAATCGTAAACAACAAGTTGGTAGTGGTATGCGTGGTGATAAAATCCGTACTTACCGTTTCCAAGATGATGTTGTCAAAGATCACTTAACTGATAAAACTGCCAGCGTGAAGAAAGTCATGTCTGGAAACTTTGATTTACTTTGGAACTAAGCTGCATGACTAAATTTGAATATTCAAAAAGTGGATTATGGTATACTAAAAGTCATAAAGGCGAGCAAGTAAATCATTTGTTTAGACTCGGTACTACTATGTATGAAGGTGTGAAGATTTATGAAATCATCATTGGTAAATTTAGACTTGCTTGGAGTTGAAGAATGACTTACATTCTAATGATTTGGACAGTGGTAGGTTTCGCAGGTATGAGTCATAGTACCAGTACCAAAATGGATTGGCGCCCGTTGGGCGAGTTCCACATGGTGGATCAAGGTCGTACTAAGACTGCTCAAGAAATGTGTGAAGATGCTGCCCGACAACTTGGATTAAAAAATGACGCTTATCGTTGTGTAAGGAACAAATAATGAACGAACGAATTAAACAACTTGCTAGGCAGGCAACAGAATACGCCCACACTAAAAACGATTCATTGCACCAATTCAATCTAGACGCACTATACGAAAAGTTCGCCGAGTTGATTGTGCAAGATTGTATTGATGTATTGGATGGAAAAATATACAGGGCAAGCGACCATGAAGGTGATGAGATTTGGGTAGACCTTATTCTGAAAGAACATTTCGGAGTTGAAGAATGACACATACAATACGATACACTTGTGTAAAATGTTTTTTACAGTTTACTCGCATACAGCGAAACGGAGTATGGACAGCTAAACACAGGTGCGAAGAATGAACATCCAAACCGTAGCAGAAAATCTGCGTAACACAATCGCCGGCAAGGAACAGATGTTGGCTCAACAACAAAGTGCTCTGGCATTATCGTATCTTGGTCCTACTCTACCAGTTGGTGCTGAAATGGCCTGTGTTGCTATTATTCAGTTCCTTGAAATCAACATCGCCGAACTCAAGCGTATCCTACAGGATGTGGAACAGTGTGCCAAGCAAGCAAGTGATGACAGTTGGATCACTAATCCGGATCGTATGGGCGGTGGTGGTTGGTCGGCAGAAGAACTTGACCCAAACAGGGGTTGGAAATGAGACTGATGCTAGGCACCCAAGACTGTCCAAGTCTGTTGGTTGACATACAGCAAGAGTTTTCTCCAACTCATTTTGAGTTCTGGGTAGTTAACGGTTGCTGGGAAGGTACGTACACAAATGGGTATGTCACTGTTTGGCATCCTGATGAACCATGGTCTAACTTAGACAAAACTGAAATCCTTTGTGACAATCAGGATCGGTTGCGTACTACGGGCGATTGGGGAGGGTACCAAACGGTGTTTGATAACTTTCACAACCCCGACTATGTTGCCCCTAAGCGTGAGCCAGTATTTTTTGCCGATATGGATGATGATATTCCATTTTAAGAGATTGATATGAAAAAGCCAATCAAAGAAAATATTTTAAAAGTATATGGGCGCGAGCCTAAGACTCTAGACGAGTTGGCACAATGTGTTATCGAAATTATCAATAGTCAAGTAAACCTAGATGGTTGGTACAATCCAAAGAAGCACACAATTCGTGAATTCAAAAATCACAAAGTTGTTAACTTTGCTTGGCAAGTATCCCGTAACGAACAGGTTAGTAACAGTCATAGTTCACCAGAAGGGTATCCAGAAAACTGGGGCGGCAAACCTGGATTACCAAAAGGGTATCCTGGGTGGTATGGTCGTGTTTGGATTCGTTATGCAGAAGAACCATACAGTTTCCTATCTAGTGGCACATTTGAACAGACTTTGACTCATACTGGTACTGGTGGTGCGGGTGCATACGATGGCCCGTCTTCATCAATTAGTACTGCTCATTGGAGACGATACGGGCACACTAATCCAAAAGATTCATACCCTAGTATTAATTGTTACAGTTGGGACTATCGTTTCTACGATTTGGACTGGCCGGAGATTACTAAGGAGTACGAAAAACTCCAATTAATTCATCACCTAGGGGGGCCTGCTCCTAAAAAGGACCACTACTTTTGTTGGACTGATCCTGAGACGGAACATCGTGATAACGAATTCCTAGCAGTGTGTGCTATCTGTCAGGCGAAACAAAGCAAAAAAGCGGCTTGACATGATTACTGATATGATTGGCCGGGAACTCAAGGTAGATGATTTTGTTGTATTTTACAGCAACATCTACCGAGTCAAATCATTAGGTAAAGCCCGTGATGATGGACGGGGGTCAGTTAAACTGATGATTTGGAATGGTGGCGACACTGCTCGCCCGGTGACAAAATATTCCAAGGACATGGCCCTATTACCCATGGGCGATGTGCTCAACTGGATGCTAACACAGAAGTAGTACTTGACATTCTACCATTCTGATGCTATAATACACTATAGTTTATGAAAGGAGTCCATATGATGATAGTAGCAAAAATAGACGGACAGATTGTCGAAGTTAAAAAAGTTGCTGAACGTGTGGGCTTCTCAGACAAGCGCGGGTGGGTTTTAATCTGCACAGACTTTGAACAGCAAGAACGCCGTAAGCAACATTTTAAGTGGATACCTGCATCAACTCGTTTTGAATGGGTCCGAGAATATAAGTTTGGAGAATGATATGGAACGCTATAAACAATTAGTTCGCATCCGGCATTGCATCCTGGGTGAAGTGGAACATGAAGTCACTGTGCGTAACATCAACGGCAACTACCACTGCCGTGTGTTAGTCAACGGTGAAGTTAATCAAGAAGCAGTTTGCTACAATAAGCGTGACATTGGTTACACTTGTCGCAGTCTGCTACGTTGGGAAGACAAGTGCGGTAACATTAGCGAATTTGCCAGCGCCGCACGTGAACGCCTAAATAAGGAATATGTATGAGCAAAGCAACGAGAAAAGAAATTACCGCCCTCTTGGGCACTGAATCTTTTTACGATATCTTGGATCAAAAGACTCCTGAAGAAGTCATTGAGCGTATGCAAGAACTAAGGGCAGAGTATCCTGACCGTAAGGTCAGTTTCAATGTTAGCCCTTATGGCTACGATGGCGGGACTGAACTCGAACTGTGGGAACACCGTTTAGAGAACGACAAGGAGTTTGCCAAGCGCCGCGAAGCAGAAGCCAAGGACCGTGAAAAGGAAAAGTTGCGTAAGCGTACAAACGCTGAAAAAGAGTTTGCCGAGTATCAACGTTTGCAAAAGAAGTTTCAAGGAAAGACGGTGTTTTAATGAAACAGGTTGTTTACAAAGGGTCGGTACTTGCCAAAGGCAGTACTGCCCTTGAATTATGGGAAGCGTGGCAACGAGATACCAAGGATCGTAATGCCGCACAAAAGAAACTCGATGCCCATATGAAGGATGTCGAAAATCGACACAAAGAACTATTAGAGAGATACAAATGAAAACATGGATTACTAGTGACTTGCACTTTGGGCATAAGAACATTATGAAGTTCTGTCCACAAACGCGGGCTAGGTTTAATGACGATGTTGCATACATGAACAATGCAATGGTGGAAGAATGGAACGCAAGAGTGTCTCCAGACGATTTAGTGTACATACTGGGAGATGTTGCGTTTATGAGTGGCAGTGATGCTGGTCGTATGGTCAACCGTTTGTATGGAACAAAGATTTTAGTCGAAGGTAACCACGATCGAAAGACTTTGCAGGACGTTACATTTCGCGGCGCATTTGCAGAAGTACACAAATATTTGGACATTACCTATGATGGACATAAGTGTGTGATGTTTCACTACCCTATTTTAGAATGGGACCAAATGCACCGTGGTGCTTTACACTTTCATGGACATCTACATGGCGGGACTACAGGTATGGAGAAGTACAGGTGTATGGATGTAGGCATGGACTCGACTGGTGAAATCGTTATCGCAATGGATCGTGCAGTACGTTTGATTAAGGATAATGAGATTAAAGGACATCATGTGTAAATATATGTATGACCTGGATCAAAAAACTGTTTAAAAAGCCTGAATCGGGAAAGGTAAAACTAAAGTTTATAGCCTTAGATGAGGACAATCAGCCATATGAGGAAGTGGCGATTGTTCCTTATAGTGACGGATTTGACCCTGCTGTAATCGAAGCCAAGTTCAAAAACTTTATGCGACTGCGTAAGCACTTGGTCGTAGAAATCATTATAGAAGAAAAACTGCCCAATCCCGATTGACACTTTAATCAAATTCTGCTATAATACAGTTAATGTAAACGATAAAGGATTTGATTATGAGAGGCAAATACAGCCCAACCGTAAGCCGTGCCTATATGGCAGACCAAGAATGGTGGACCAAATACGCCTACGCTGGATACAGTGGTGACAGTTTTGTTCAATACGATCCAGAAGGCTACGACAGTTACGGCTACGATAAGAACGATATGGATCGTGCTGGTAACAATGAGTACGACTATGCAAGGAACGACAGTGCCCATCCTGAGTATGCTGACTATAACATCGCATACGATGATGCAGACCGTACTTGGGGTTTTGATGGCGTTAAACCAGTAAGGATTTAAAATGACAGATCTAGAAAAACTTGAAGCCCGCATCGAAGCAGTTGATACTGCTATTGCGGCAACAAAGATGGCCATGGGTGTGGATCGTAAACTAGGACACGATAAACATCCTAACGGCCATTACACTAAGGCATTGACCGAATTGACTGATATTCAGACAAGTTTGAACGCACTTCGTGTAAGAATGATTGCGGTAGGACGATAAAATGTTTAAAGATGAATTAAAACAATTTATATTGGAAAATCCAAAGTTGGTTTCAATGAAGCCAGCGGGCAACGGCATTTATGTACTCAAGTACAGCAAGCGAGTGTTCTACGATAACTTGTGGAACGAATATATTGCAGAATGCCGTGGCACAATCGTTGATGAAGACTTCAATGTTGTGTCGCGTCCTTTTACAAAGATCTACAACTACGGTATTGAAAAAGAAGCACCTGTGCTATCTGACAATACTATGGTGACCGCTTTCCGTAA